CATTTTGAACAGAAATCCATGTCATAGAATTCTCCAATGGTCACGTATGGAACGCTCTGCCCTAACGAAAGGGGGTCGTTCTTCTTAGTCCTCGCAGTATTACTTAGCACTGCGGCTGCTGTTAGGCGGGCCAACCATTCTTCGGACAGACTCACAACATCATCACCGGCTGCTAGAATCAAAAGCTCCTTGATTAGCCACGGTGACGTGATGTTACTCTCCTCAAGGTAAAACCACATATAGAAGAGAGAGCGAAGGGTGTTTCCCATCGTTGTCCTGATGTTGTGTCCAGAGAAAGTAGTTCCCGTTAGTCTACAGAAGATGTAGTCTTTTTCCGGGTCAGATTATCTATTGCCGTAGCATTTTCTAAACATTCTCTTGACGTCGGCCGGCCATTCGGGGGCATTTACCTGGGGGATGTTGACGAACACAATATTCTCCTTGTTGAACAGAGATTTCCTCAAGTTAGCCATGATCTCTTCCGTCGGGAGAGTTCGAATCTCCTGAGCATCAATCATCTAAACGATGAGGGGTTCGGCCCAAACCCAGAACTCATCCTCCACAATATCTTGTAGAATAGCGAACTAGGCTGAATCGAACGCCGCAGCATCGAAAGAGACTGATTTCCAGTGATCTTTTACCCTCGATTTCAGAAGAGTCTCAAAACTCATCTTGTCGTGTCCTTGCACAAATCCTGGGAGTCTTTCCTTGACGATTTCCCATAGTTGCGATTAGACCGCAGCAACGATGCCACAGCCATTATCACAAGGATTCATGACCGCTCTTGGCCTGTCCGGCCTGCCGAGCGTGTTTCCATTTTGGTCATACTCAAAGTCATCGACAGTTGAGTATACCTCCCCACTCTTCACCATGAGGGTGAAGGACCCTGTGTAGTCCTTGAAACTACTGTCTGTTAGGGCTTTCCGTATCCCTTCACAGTACTTAGCCTATTTTCCAAGACTCCACTATGGCTTATCAATGTAGTCGAGGAATTAGGTGGGCACGAAGTTGCGGACCGGGTTGTTGTAGAACAAATCCTTGTATGCTCTCTTGACCATTGCCCTGAATCTGGGCATCACAGTCATGTCAACTCTGGTCCTTCCGCTGAGCTATCGACTCAATGCAGATATCCTGTTCTGGACAACCGTTGAGGACCACTCATATTCCTTGCTCTCCTGCCCATTAACCACCTAGGCAAACCCTGATTCAGATACTTGTTTTCCAGCATCAGCGGTTGACCAATCCACAAGCTTGTCGCCTTTCTGAACGACGGGAGTTGGGTGCTTGAGGGACCATGATTTCAACGCCTTAATCTGAGCATCGAATTCTGGTTTATTGGTGATAGTATCCGGATTAGGCTCATCAAAGATATTCCAGTCGACATTCTTGACATGGTAATAATTATTGATCGGCTTACCGGTAGAAGTCAGATTCTTGTCCTGCTTGATCTTCTTGGATCTGACTCTCTTCCTCTTGACAACATCCAGAACCTAACTGATCTTGACTTCAGCTGCGGTCTTGGTTGTTTCAATCATGGCTTCCTTGAACGTAGAGTTCGAAATGCCTTTTCCGTGGAGGTATATCTCTTCAACGTCAACAGGGTTCAGGTTAGTAAGACCCATTTGCTTGACGGTGATAGGATTTCTAACGCTCC